ACCTATTGTGTATACAGGGGTGCTGGGCGTGGCATAGGTCAGCGTGGCCGTTGAACCGTTGCCGGTAGCCGTCAGGATCGTTGGGGATTGATCAAAGGGGACTGTTTCCAGATCCACAGCCCACAGATTAACGCCACGGTTGGCCCAATTGGCCAGAAGCAGGTTCGACGCTATACGCGCCGAGTGCATGTGTTCTTGTGCAATCGACGTGTTTCTGATCTCGCACAAGTTGTATGCATACAGCACCAGCTCGCCAAGTGATGGATTAAAGGCATAGGTGCCGCTCGTGGCCATGTTGGCTCCTTAGAATGCGGTATTGGTAGCATTGGCAACCAAAACGCCTTCGCCAAAAGCGCCAACTGCATATGTTCCGGCGCTAGTGCTTACCCGGAACTGAATGTCAGTTTTTTCATTGTATACCAAAGGATATTGGCGATGAATGTCTAAAATGCTCGTAAATGGCGATTGAGCAATGTTGTAAGCAACGTTTGTTAAGCCCGACTGCTGCCAATTAATAAAGGTCAAGTTATTGGCAGACGTGTATGGATTGGATGCAAACACATCAATACGGTTCAGGAAGAACGAATACCCGGCAGGAACGGTATAAATCGCCATCTGCGTCTTACCAACGTTAGCATTGATCTGGGCATAAGTGGTGCCGCCATTCTTTGCCGTGATTTGACCGGCATTTGTTCCGCCAAGCGTTGCGGTGCTGGTTATAATCATGCTGTTGATGCGGAAAAATGCCGTTCCATTGGTGGCTGTGCCGGATGTTCCGCCAGAAAACGTCACGGTATCTGTGGCAATTGCATAATTTGCATCCAAACCATTGACTGTCATGGTCAAGGTTTCGTTTGACGTGCTTGCATACGTCATGGCCAGAGCGGACGTTGGGTATGTATACGTCGAAGCATTTTCCCAAACCGGGATAACGGCAGTCGTCACAGACGTTTGATACCCAAAAATATTGAGCACTGAATGATTGGTGATCTGCCCACGGGCCACCTGCAGCTCAAATAGCTCAAACTTACCATTTTTGGTGATCGAATCCCATACGACGCCAGTTTGGTTGAGAGTTGACATAATTACTTGCCTTTTTTCCGTGCCGCAGCGGCGTTATCGATCAAATTAGGATATGGCCGACCTGCGGCCCTTGCACTTGCTTTGGCACTTTGCTCTTGCTTGTGCGATAAATGTTTCGTGTGATGGCCCTTGGGAAGCTGTTTGTCCCAGAATGGTTTGTCAGACATCAGCAACCCCACTTGCGAAGCGATTTATTAATACGACTATCGGGATCGGCGGCAGCAGCAGCACCAGTCATCTTGCGCTTCACGCCCGTCATCCGTTCACAGAATGAAGTATGACGCGGATTATCCGCATCCTTGGTCGGAGCCTTCAAATGATGACCTTCAGCGCGGGCAGACTGCCTGCCACGTTCATTAAGTCCACCAGATGGCGATTTACCTTCAGAACGTGTCCATGCTGCTGTCATAACAGTCTCCAATGAAGAAAAGGGGAGCCGAAGCTCCCCCCAGCTTTTTAGCGCTCTTCAGGCTCAAACGAGTGGTGGCCCTTAGGCTCCGTCCCGTGGTGAGCAGACGAAAGCGGGTTCATGTTCGAACCTGCACGACCGCCCGACTTGCGTGGGGCGCGGTCAGCACGGTGATGACCCATGTGACCTTCGTGATGACCGACATGATGCTTGTGCTTGGCCTTGCCGCCGTGCTTGCGCTCTTTGGCTTCCTTGACAACATGCGAATTGGCACCTTCGTAAACGTCCGAAGGAGCTTCATCATGATCGAAGTGACCTTCGACCTTGCCGCCCTTCTTGTGTTCAGCGCGTGGGTGCTTGTGGTGCACGCCATGCTCAACATGACCGTGGTGGTGTCCTTTGTGACCCTTCATGGCTCACTCCTTAGAAGTTGCTGTACTGTGTGACACCAAACAGGCCTGGGTTTGCACTCTGGACCATGTAAGGCTGTGGGGACTGGCGAATAACCAGCTTATTGGCTCCAGTGCTCGACGTGAAAGCACCGAAAGTGCCACGAACGTCGCCAGTTGTAGCCGTCGCCGTCGTGCGATCACTTGGAAGATAGTTCGTAGCTGCAATGATCAAGGTCGTTGCCGTCAATGAAGACGCATAGTTGACGAGGATATCACCGAAGCTGTCCGAACGGATCGGAAGACCGAAAACGTCCGTAGTATCAACCGAATAGGCGTGGGTAGCATCAGCAGCATTGAGAACAACGCTCTTGATGTACTTGAATGCCTTCTTACCAGAGATCTGAGACCCCGCAGTAAGAGTGATCGTCTCAACCATCGGATAGCCATAGATGTCATAACCAGACACCGTTGCCGAGGTAGCGGTAGCAGATGCAGCAGCAGTAACTGCTACAGCGCGACCGATCAGGGCTTGCGGCGACCAGAGATAAATCCCAGGCGTCTGAGGGTTGTTTGGAACGGCACATTGCTGAACGTTCTGGAAAGCAAGCGTTACCGTGCCAGAAGTAGCCGTGAGGTTACTATTGGTCTGGTAAGTACCTGCAACGCCCTGACCGCCTGTACCAGCCGTAAGCTGGGAAACGATCTGAACGCCAGCCGCCGTGCCTTGCGACACAGTACCGCCCGTCGTCAGCACAACCATGCCAGGGGTAATTGGCATGCCGCTGTTTGCAGTAATGGTCATCACACCGTTCGCAAACGAAGCAGTGACCGAAGCATAGGCATCGAGCGCAACCAAAGGACCAGCATCTACCGCACCCGTGTCTGCACGGGTAAAGTTGGTGGTGATATAGACACCCGTCGTGGCCGAGTTGGCCGAGACGAGGGTCAAAGTTGCCGACGAGGTGGTGTTCGAAGCCACGATAGCGCCAGCAGCCTTGGAGTAAGGCACGATGTTCTGGGTCGTGATGTTGTCAAAACCCAGCCACCCGAAGTCTTGCGCAGATTGCGCTTCGCCAGGGAGGTAGGTGTATTCCAGACGAGGGTCGAGGATACCCGCCCCTGCATAAAACAGGGACGAGGCACCAATATCTGGGTTGTAATCAGCACTCGTGGCCGCTTGGCCGAAAGTGATGATTGGACCTGTGAATGCGTCTACAGCCATAGTAACTTCTCCTTACGAAGTTGGGAACGAGCCGTAAATCGAACGCCAGTTGTAATAGCCGAACGAATAACGCTCATAGCCCTTGACCAACAGGTTATCAGTAACGAAATCGACTTGCATATCGGTTTCGAACTTTACGCGCTCCATATAGGCAAGGCCGTCGATGTTGGTGAGCAAGAACCAAGCATATGGCGACGTCAAGAAGTCGTTGACCATATAGCCTTCTGGCAAGCCACCTGCGGTCGTCATGATCGCGTTGACATCATTATCTGCAGTGCCCGGACGCAATTCGGTCTTCAGAAGACGGATTGCAACTGGCTCCAACTGCGGAGGAATGATGAGCTTGCGGCCACGGGCGAAGACCTTCAGACCGGCCTGATCGCGGAAGTTCGTGCGGATTGCAATCATTGCATTCAGCAAGGTGGCTTCGTTGAGATCGACCTGCGTCGTTGGGGTGTTGGCGACGGTCGAACCGTCAATTGGATGCGCCGTGGAGCAAAGTGCCACACCGTCGCCGCCAACTGCTGCGTTGTACGTCGTTGCCGTGTTCAGGAGGTTTGCACCGTAGATTTCCTTGGTCTGCTGGAAAGATTCGATCAGGCCGAGGTTCGAAGGCGTAAACTGAGTCTTGTAGAGGTTGTCGTCGATAGCCTTACGGGTAATCGCGTAGCCAAGTGCGATTTCCGTGTGCTCTTGGTTGTACACAAAACGTTCACCCGAACCCGAATCGAACGCCGTCTGACCACCTTCGGTCTTGAGCTGGGCCAGACCGAGGTAACGCATTTCAGCGGTACGTTCGAGGGCCATCTTCGAGTCGTGCTTCGTGAAGATCTTGTCGTACTGGGACGGGATCATCTCGTACTTGCCTTCGACACCGCGAAGGCCGGGGAGCAAGAGATCCTTGATCTGTGAGAGATTAACAGCCATGATTCATTACTCCTTACGAGATACCGGTTGGGCCAGCGCCATTTGTGCGCCAGACTTCATTGTTGAAGCCGACGATCAAATTGCAATACTGGGTGGTTGGATCACCGCCGTTAGCAAAGCTAACAGCATAATCAACGACAATGAATGGATAGGTAACCGTGGTGCCAACAGCCGAGATGTAAGCGCCAGAGCGGCCAGTGGCGGTTGAACCTGTACCAATGGTGAACTGTGCGTACTGACCCTGAACGCCAGAGGTCTGAGCAGCGAGCGTACCCGTGACTGGGAAGCCGGTGCCAGAAGACTGAACAACAAAGCGAGCGTTTGGATCATCGATCACATATGCTTCAACGTCGTTGGTCGCGTCCGAACCCGGCCAATAAGCCGACCAAACAACGCGCTTCTGCGAGGTCGAAAGATACTTACAACCGACGAAGATACCAGCGAGAACAGTCGTACCGGCTGCACCCTGAGTAATGTAGCCAGTGGCAGAGCCAATGACGGGCATTACGGGGTCGCCAGTGAAGATTGCCGTGGCATTGCCGGAAGCGATTTTACGGG